TAGATAGAAGTGATGCTAAGCAGTAAAGTACCTAGCCTTGGCGTAAACGCTACGACACGCAGAGAACCGATTATCCCAACAGCGGGACAATTGGAGATGAATGGCGATATAGCTACATTTCGCAAGGTAGAAAGTAGAGGTAAAAAAGGGATTGAGCAAGTTACAGCCGTGGGATTTGGCGTGACATTGGTTAGGTCTCAAGTATTTAGGGAAATCCCTAAGCCTTGGTTCAACATCATTTGGAAAGATGATGGGGACATTATTGGGGAAGATGTGCATTTCTGCGTTAAGGCGCTTGATTACGGGATAGAAACTTATGTCGATCACGACCTAAGCCCGTTGATTAAGCATATAGGCACAAAAGAATACGGATGGGATGACGTAAAACATGGCAATAACCACATACAGCGACCTGCAAACAACAGTCGCAAACTATCTCGCAAGAAGTGACCTAACGGCGCAGATACCGGACTTTATCCGTCTAGCTGAGATTCGTTTGCGTAGGGATTTGAGAATCCGGCAAATGATGAACGCAGCAACTACCGCTACGGTAGCAGGTGACGCAACGGTATCTCTCCCGAGTGACTTCCTAGAGGTTCGGGACTTAATTGTACAGACTAACCCTGTACGCCCTGTTAACTATATCTCCCCATCCGTATTCTCTCGTAACGCTCGGGTAACTGAATCTGGTGTCCCAACGGATTACACAATCCTAGCTACAGAATTTAAGTTTGCTCCTGTACCGGATGCGGCTTATACGCTTGAAATTGTGTACTACGCTGCACCTCCATTCCTTACGAGCACAAACTCAAGCAATACATTCTTGGCTAACTGTCCTGACCTACTGCTATATGCGTCTTTGGTTGAGGCAGAGCCTTACCTAATGAATGACGCTCGTATTCAAGTATGGGCGGGTATGTATGATCGAGGTCTCGCATCTCTGACCACTTCGGACGAGTCCGCACAATATAGCGGTGTACCACTCACAATGACTTTAACATCGAGGTAAATATGGCTGCTCTTAGCAACTACTTAGAAAACGCACTAATTAACGGTACGCTGCGTGCTACAAACTACACAGCACCCGCTACGGTTTATGTCGGTTTGTACACAACAGACCCAACTGACGCTAACACGGGTACGGAAGTATCTGGTAACGGTTATGCTCGTAAGTCGGCTACATTTGCCTCGCCATCAAACGGTGCGGCATCTACAAACGCAGACATTCAGTTTGACCAAGCTACAGGTTCATGGGGCACGATTGCCTACTTTGGCATCCTAGACGCATCCACAAGCGGTAATCTTCTGTATCACGGTGCTCTTACGACAAGTAAGACGATTGACACGGGAGACGTGTTTAAGATTGCCTCCGGTAGCTTGACAGTAACCTTGGCTTAACATGGCAGACGTATGTGGGCCATTCACGCTAGAAGGCTTAGACCAATTCGGGACACTCGATAGTCTTGTCTTCTCGCTAGATAGTCCTGTCTGGGAATCGGCTAACACCTGCATACTAGAGTTTAGTTCTAGCGTAACAGGCACAGCGCAAGCTATTGCTAACGCAGTCCGCATCTTAGCTGGTGCGGGAAGCATTACAGGTAGCGCTACGGTTTCCGGTACACCCATCCGTATACGCTTGTCTAGCGCAAGTGTAACTGGTGAGGCTACAGCATCTAGCGATGCTATACGGTTACGCTTAGGTTCAGCATCTATTACAGGAATCGGCTCGGTTACTTGCTTAGGTGGTGTTGAATACCTAGCTAGTGGCTCTGCAAACGGCATTGCAAGCGCATACGCAACCTCTGGTGCGATTAGATCGGCAAGCATGAGTATTACAGGCTTGGCAACGATTTCGTGCATTGGACAGCGTTTAGGCGAGAATTGGACGGACGAGACGTTCGATACAAACTCATGGACAGATTTGCCAGTTGGGTCTAATACATGGACTCCGGTGGCGCAGGGGAGTAATACATGGCAGATAGTAGGATAGAGCTAAAGGAGTGGATGCCGGATCAGCCTGGCTTGTCCGGCGCTCTTACGGAAGCTAAGAATATTATCCCTATGGCGATTGGCTATGGCCCATTTAGCTCAGAGGTTGATCTATCGTCTGCTGCGTCTGAAAGCCTGTTAACCGTTTACTCCGGTAAGTTTTCAGGTGTTACTACGCTATTTGGCGCAGGTGCTACTAAGTTGTACAAGTTCAACTCCGGCACTACGGCGATGGATGATGTATCCCGTACTGCTAGTGCTTATACATCTACTGATAAATGGTCTTTTACACAGTTTGGCAAGGTTGTAATTGCCGCAAACGGTGCGGACAAGTTACAGGGTTGGACAATTGGTTCATCCGCTAACTTTGCTGACCTAGCGGCTGCTGCGCCTACATCTGCCTACGTTACGGTTATCCGTGACTTTGTGGTGGCTGCTCGTACATCTGCTAACCCAAACCGTGTGCAGTGGTCGGATATTAACGATGAGACGGACTGGACTTCTGGTACTACCTCTCAATCGGACTATCAGGACATACCGGACGGTGGAGACATTCAGGGCATTACGGGTGGTGAGTTTGGTCTAGTATTCCTAGAGCGCTCAATCGTTCGTATGAGCTATATCGGCTCTCCTTTGTTCTTTCAGTTTGATACGATTTCACGCAACAAGGGCTGTTTTGAGCCTAAGTCTATCGTGCAATATGGCCCTATCTCGTACTTCCTTGCAGACGATGGTTTCTATGCTTGTGACGGGCAGAATGTAGTGCCAATTGGCGCAGAGAAGGTTGATCGGTATTTCTTTAGGACTGCTAACCCTAACTTGCTAGACGAGATGAGTGCGGCTATTGACCCGATTAACAGCCTTGTTATCTGGTCGTATACCAATACATTCGGCGGTAAATCCTTGCTTGTCTACAATTGGCAGATAAAGCGTTGGACTCATGCCGATACAAGCGCTACTTATATATCTACCGCAGCATCAGCAACCATTACGCTTGAGGGTTTAGACGCATACGGCAACATGGACACGCTTACAACGAGTTTAGATTCTCGCTTGTGGGCAGGTGGTAAAGTGCTATTGGCAGGTGTGGATGGGGCTAAAATAGTGACATTCACAGGACAGCCTATGACGGGTTATGTAGAAACTGGTGATTTCCAAGTCGGGCCTAGCTCAATGGTAATCCTAGCTCGTCCGCAGGTTGATAACGGCTCGGCTAGTGTAGCTGTGTTTTCCCGTCAAAGACTTGATACAGAGGTAATATTTGGTGCGGCTACGGCTGCAAGCTCAGAGAACCGTGTGTCGCTACGATCTGTTGGTTGTTACCACAGGCTTAAGGTTATCCCGTCCGGCGCACAATGGAAGCACTTGGTAGCTGTTGACGTATCTACTGTTGCGGCAGGTGGGCGATGATGTTTCGCAAGCTACCTCCGCAGGGTGCAGACCCTCGATCCGTAGCGGAAGTCGTAAACGGGTTGATGGAAGGTAAAAGCAACAATACCGGATTGATTACCTTAGCAACTGGTAACGCAACAACCACAACCCTGTATAACGAGCGTATAAGCCCTGACAGCACGATTATCCTAGTACCTGCATCCGATGTTGCGGAAGCTGATACAGCGCCTTACGGGTCGTTTCAAGACCTTACAGACCAAAACGCAGCGGCAGCTAATACTGCTTATGCGATTACCTACAATACGACAGACTTTTCTAGCGGCATAAGCATAACAAGTGGGTCTAGGATTACAGTTAAGAATTACGGGTTTTACAATTTCCAAACAAGTATTCAGTTTACAAACACGGACTCTCAGGCGTTTGCCGTATCGGTGTGGTTTAGGAAGAATGGCACAAATATCGCTAATAGCAACACAGAATTAACAATACCTTCTAAGCATGGATCAACGGATGGTCGTGCTGTTTTTGCTGTTAACTTTTACTTTGAGTTGCAAGCAAACGACTATATCGAGATGATTTGGTCTACAGAAAGCACGACAGTAAGTATGCAGTACATACCTACGCAGACCACGCCTACCAGACCCGCTACGCCATCTGTTATTGCAACAATGCAGTATATCGCTCCGTTAGCGTATTCAAATGTGTACGTTTCTGCACAAACGTATGGTAGTGCTACCGTATCGCATTATGCTAACTCAACCGCAGATAAGACTTATAGGTATGTAATCATCGGATGATATACGAATATGTCACGCTCGCCACGCTCAAGCAGAATTGGGATTTTATTAAGTTTGGACTCAACAAAATCCTACGGAAGTCACCGGAAGACTGGATGCCGGAAGATGTATATGCCAAAGCGGTATATCAGCAAGCGCATATATGGCTGGTTAAGTCGAAAAATGGAAACGCTGACGGGTTTTTTATCCTTGAACCAGGTGGAGATACTTGCCACGTTTGGTGTGCTTGGGCTGTTGAAGCTGATCTATTGGTAGACGGTGTTGAGCAGATAGAAAAGATTGCAAGAGAAACGGGAGCTAAACGTATTACTTTTGATACGAATAGAGCCGGATGGACAAAAGTAGCAACTAAATTAGGATTTATACCCCGCACATGGGTTAAGGAGTTGAAATGAGTGGTTCAAGTACACCTAGCACACAGGTAGTTACGCAGCAGATTGATCCGGCAATGCAGCCTTATATTGCATACGGATTGTCCGAGGCGCAGAAACTTTATCAAAATCCGAGCGTACCAGGTTATTACCCAGGGCAGGGCTATGTATCTCCTAGTGAGGCTACACAGCAAGCTCTTCAGTACGGCGCTAATCGTGCTGTCCTTGGTAATCCTCTGTTACCGCAAGCGCAACAGACTGTTGGTGCAATGCAAAATACTTTTAACCCTGCTATCCAACAGATGCAAGCTACCGCAGGTGGTCAATACCTATCTGGTAATCCATTCTTTAGCGGTGCGTTTGACGCTGCTGCTCGTGCTGCTGGTACGACATTCCAAGACCAAATGCAACAAGTAGCCTCTAATACTAGCAAAGCAGGTCGCTACGGTTCAGGCGCTATGGGTCAGCTACAGGATCGTGCCGCAGGTACATTTGCAAGCGCATTAACAGACACGGCAGGTAAATTAGCCTATCAGAATTACGAGGCAGAGCGAGCACGCCAAGAGGCTGCTATGGGCAACATTGGTAATCTATACGGTGCTGATTACGCTCGACAGCTACAGGCTGCACAACTTTCTCCGGCATTGGCTCAGGCTGATTATCAGGACATTAACCAACTGTATCAGATCGGACAGGCTCAAGAAAGCTATCAACAGGCGGCTCTTGCAGACGCTATGCAGCGCTACAACTTCCAACAAAACCTACCCGCAGCCAAGCTACAGAGTTTCCTGTCGGCTGCATACGGTGCTCCTATGGGTCAGCAAACGACTCAGCCTATCTACCGTAATACAGGCGCTAATATTCTTGGTGGCGCTGCTTTGGGTAGCGCATTGGGCGGGAAAGAGTACGGAACATTAGGCGCAGGTATTGGCGCAGGTGCAGGTATTCTCGGACTATTGGGGTAGATTATGTCAGGATCAATCGGAACAGGTGACGTAGGTTCGTTAGACCCTAAGATGGCTGAGTTATTGAATACTCCACAGGGTCAACAAATTGCAGCTATGTTAGCTACAGGTCAAGCTGCTAGCTCACAAGGCAAGCGTAATCCATACGACCTACAGAATGTTGCAATGCAGCGTTATGCACAACAAGCACAACAAGCTATTGCACCTCCAAGTATGCGTCCGCAAGTTAAGGCAGGACAGCAAGTGGCGGTAGCAAGTCCATACGAGGAGTTAATGAAACTCCAACAATTGCAACAAATGCGGCAGCGCCCACAATCTTTAATTTGAGGTAATTATGGCTGATTTTTTCTCAGGACTATTGGGCATTGGAGACGAACAAGACCCGATTGCTGCTGCTCAACGTGCAGGTATGCTCGGGATTGCTAGTGGCTTGTTAGGTGCTGGTGGCCCATCACTTATGCCTACATCTCTCGGTCAAGCGTTAGGCACATCTATCATGGGTGGTAGGCAAGTAGCTCAACAAAGTCTAATGGACTCGATGACACGCTTGCAGCAACAACAGAAGATGCGTGAAGCGCAAGAGCTAAAAGAAGCATTGCCTGGCATCTTTGTGGACGGGAAACCTGACTTTGGTAAGTTGCAACAATTGGTTGTGCGATTCCCTGAGATGGGTGGAAAGATTGCAGACGCATTGCAGAAGTCTGCTGGCCCTGAAACTATGCAAGTGGATGTTGGTAACGAGATTCAGATTCGTACTAAGCAAGGCGATATTGTTGCTCGTATTCCTAAAGGTGTTGCGCCACAAGCTGCACAGCGTGAGACATTTACATTGTCTCCTGAGTTGGGTGTACTTGTCGGAACATTGGGAACGATTAAACCTGCAACTATGCCGGATGGCACTCCTGTTGAGCCAAAGGGCAAGGTTAGTATGCAGACTTTGTATGATGCAGATGGAAAAGAATTTAAGGCATTAGTGGACGAAAAGACTGGAAGATTTACTCCTGTTGGTGGTGTTAAGACAACTACTCCTAATCTGCAATACGATGCTCCTACCGCTACTGTATTTGACCCAAGAACAGGACAAGTAAGTCCAGCAACATCTCCACAAGGTACTCCAGTTGCCCCACCTCCTCCTAAACTCACAGAAGGTCAAGGTACTGCGGCTGGTTACTTGTTCCGCATGAATAAAGCTGAAGAGATTTTGTCCGGCCCAATTAGCCCTGATATTCCAAAGTCTCGTGAAGAGTTGGGAATGTATCCTGGTGCTGTATCTAAGGTCGCTGGTTCTATTCCTTTTGTTGGATCAGGCGTTTCTAACTTAATTCAAGGTGCAGAAACACAAAAATACCGTCAAGCTCAAGAAGATTGGGTGCGTGCTAAGTTGCGTAAGGAATCAGGGGCAGTAATTGGTAAGGATGAAATGGATCAGGAAATTAAAACATATTTCCCACAACCAGGCGATTCTTCTCAAGTTATTGAGCAAAAACGTCAATCTCGTTTAAATGCACAACAACAGTTAGCAATTACCGCTGGCCCTGGTGCTGATATTGCTTACGGTCGCACTCAACAACAGCAACAGAATCAAAACCAAACATCTACAGTAACTCAACCTAGAACACGCTGGGTATACAATCCACGCACAGGAAAACTTGAGGAGCAACAATGAGCAAATTAGTTCAAGTTCCTGGTGTTGGCGAGGTAGAGTTTCCTGACGATATGTCAGAGGCGCAGATTGTTGCGGCTATTAAGCGCATCTCTCCTGAAAAAGAAGCGCCTAAAAAGACTAGCTTTACGGATGATTTGGTTCGCCAATTAGGTCTTACTGCTCGTGCTGGCATTACTGGTGCGGCTAGCATTCCTATGATGGCTGGTGACGTAATTAATGCAGGATTAAACCTAATCCCAGGCGTTAACTTACCCTCAGCATCTAAGTCTTTGCAAAGCCTGTTAACTACCGCAGGACTTCCTGAGCCACAAACATCTACAGAGCGTGTCGCACAAGATGTTGCGTCTGCTATGGCTGGTGTTGGCGGTACGGCTAAGATTGCTGAATCATTAGCTCCTGTTGTATCTGCTGGTGCTAGACCTGCGCTAGATCTATTTAGGCAACGTCTAGGTATGCAAACCGGATCGGCTGCTACTGCGGCTGGTGCTGCGGGTGGTGTGCGAGAAGAAGGTGGTGGTGCGGGTGCTCAGTTAACGGCAGGTTTACTAGGTGGCGTATTAGGGCCATTAGTCCCACAAACTGCTATGGGACTATACCGTGGCGGTCAGGCTATGTTAAGCCCATTGACAAAGCAAGGTGTTGAGTCTACCGCTGGTAACGTACTTTCCCAATTAACGGGTGATCGTACTCGTGCGTTGACCAACCTAGAAAACTTCCAACCAAGTATCCCAGGAACTACGCCAACAACTGCGGCAGCGGCTAAGGATTACGGTTTGGCGGGTGCAGAGCGCACATTGGCGGGTATTGAGCCAACAGGTAGATTTGCTAGTGCCGCAGCGCAAAACAATGCGGCTCGTAACATATTGCTAGACAAGTTTACCGAAAATACAGCCTCAAAAGACGTTTTACAAATGGCTAAAGATAAACGTGAATTGATTACATCTGAGTTAAGGGATAACGCTTTATCTACATCTCAACCTGTTCCCGTTAAGTCTGTAGAAGATACGATTGACTCAATACTGAAATCTCCAGCCGGAGCACGACAAGTTATTGAGGACTTGTTTACAGGCCCAAAAGGGTTTCAAGCTCGTATTCAAAAGGTAACGCAAGACGGTATTGCTGATCCTAAATTCTTGTATGAAATCCGCAAAGATGTAAACGATATTATTACAGGTAAGGCAACAGGTGATTTAGCTAAGAATGCTAGGGGTCAGGCTATGTCTGAGTTAATTAAATTGCGTAAGTCTATGGATGAGGTAATCGAGGCTGGTGCTCCTGGCTTCCGTGATTACTTAAGCACATTTGCCACAATGTCTAAGCCTGTTAATCAAATTGAAAAATTACGGGAAATCAAGGCTAGTGTAGCTACCGGAACGGAAGACCCTGTAACAGGATTTAGGGGTATTGCTCCAACAAAATTCCGCAAGATTGTAGATGATTCCGAGGGAGAATTGCAGAAGATTCTAAGCAAGACGCAATATAATGTACTGCGTAGCATATCAAACGATATAGACGCAAGCATGATTATAGATAAGGTTAAACCATCCGGTTCTGATACATTCAAGAATTTCACGATGGCAAATATTATCGGTGGCTTGATGAATAGACCTGCTAATTACTCGCAGTCTCCTACCGTAGCTAACGCAATCGTTAAGCCTCTTAACTGGCTTTATAACGGCCCAGACGAGCAGGTAAAGGCGTTAGTAATAGACGCAATGCTAGACCCGAAGTTAGCTGCTGATTTAATGAAAAAAGCCACTCAACCAAACGTGCAAAAGGTTTCTAAGAAACTTTATGAATACGCATTGGAGCGTGGTTACGGGCCAGTCTTTGGCTTAGGCAATCTTCAAGAACAGTAATAAGGATTAAACATGGCGCATGGTGTTTATATAACCACCAATCCAGAAAGCGGCAAGTTTTATATTGGTAAGCATAACTTTAAAGGCAATAACGACTATTACAAAGGTTCTGGTGTTTGGGTAAAAAAGTGTAAAGCAGCAAAATTAAAACTAGAAACCCAAGTAATAGCGTTATGCCAAACAGAGAAAGATGCTTATGATTTTGAGCGAATATTGGTACGTTCGTGTAAAAATCAATATCCTGATTTGTGTATGAATTTTGCAGATGGTGGTGTTGGTTTTGTATCTGGGCATAACGCAGGTAAACCATCTACTATGTTAGGTAAAAAACATACGGAAGAAGCAAAACAAAAGATAGGTTTATGGGGTAAAAAACATAAATCTGGTGAAAAACATCATATGTATGGAAAAAATCATACAAATGAAACACGACAGAAAATGTCAGAATCTCATCGTAAAGTAGCTTATTTGCGTGGGAAAAAAGTAAAATGTATTGAAACAAACCAAGTATTTTTATCAATAGCCGATGCTGCCCGTTTTGCTTGCGGAAATGCAGATGGTAGAAACAACATCCGAAAATGCTGCAATGGGAAAATGCCATACGCTTACGGATTTACATGGTCTTACTTTATTGATTAAGGATTTAAAATGAGAACCAAAATCTCAGAATTCAGCGCAACAGCAGGAGATAATACCGATATTGACGGTATCGACATTGCAGAGGGTTGTGCACCATCCGGTATTAACAATGCTATCCGTGAGCTAATGGCTCAACTAAAGGATATGCAGACAGGCGCATCGGGCGATACGTTTACCTTTGCTAACTTTAACGTAGACAACATAAACGTAAACGGCAATACCGTATCGTCTACCGACACAAACGGTAACATTAACCTTACGCCTAACGGTACGGGTTCGGTCGTTGTGTCCAAGGCTGATATTAACGGCGGTACTGTAGACGGTACATCTATCGGTGCGTCCTCAGCATCTACGGGTGCGTTTACTACCGTGTCAGCTACGGGTCAGATTACCTCTACTGTATCAGACGGTACAGCCCCTATGGTTGTGACCTCTACTACAAAAGTATCAAACCTAAACGTAGACAAGCTAGATGGTGCTGATTGGGCTGCTCCTGCTGCTATTGGTTCTACGACTCCTGCCGCTGGCACATTTACCACGATTACGGGCAAAAAAGGCGTAGGCACTCCTGTAGCTCTTACTAGCTCATCCGGTTCTATTGCTGTAAACATGAATGACAGCAACTTTACGCACACATTTACCGAGAACACGACACTAGCTAACCCTACAAACCTTACTGCCGGACAGTCAGGCGTTATTGTGTTTACGCAGCACGCAAGCTCGCCTAAGACACTAGCGTTTGGTTCTTACTGGGACTTCCCAGGCGGTACAGCACCAACGGTTACGGCTACAAACTCAGCTATAGACGTACTTGCATACTATGTTAATTCATCTACTTCTATCACAGCCAAGCTGTTAGGGGATGTTAAATGATTGGTAACAATCTTTTATTAGCAGGGACGGACGAAGGATACAACCTTAGCCGCTCTCTGCGGTTTCGCTCTAGTGCGTCTGCGTCATTAAGCCGGACTCCTGCTAGTGCTGGAAACCGTAAAACATGGACATGGAGTGCATGGGTTAAGCGTGGCTCGCTTAGTTCAAACCAAGTGTTATTTATTTCTAAACCAAGTGCTACCTCTGACGCTACATTTACAATTATTGGATTTAGCTCATCCAATACTTTGCTTGTGTCAGGTTATTCTGTCCAATGGCGAAACACAACGCAAGTATTTCGTGACCCGTCTGCTTGGTATCACATCGTTGTTACTTGGGACACAACCCAAGCTACAGCGGCAAACCGTGTAAAAGTTTATGTCAATGGATCGCAAGTTACTGCGTTTGGTACAACATTTGACCCATCATTAAATTTTGATGGTGCTATTAACCAAGCGGACGCTCATTATTTTTGTTACCCAGACGGGTACTCATATAGTTATTTCGATGGCTACCTAACAGAAGTAAACTTTGTAGATGGTCAGGGATTAACCCCATCTAGCTTTGGCGAAACAGACACAATAACAGGCGTATGGAAGCCTAAACGCTACGCTGGCACATACGGTACAAACGGATTCTATTTGCAGTTCACGGACAACTCTGCGCTGACAACAAGCAGTAATGTAGGCTTGGGTAAAGACTTTAGCGGCAACGGTAACTACTGGACTACAAACAACATTAGCATTACTAGCGGCGTTACATACGACAGCATGACGGATGTGCCTACGCTTACAAGTGCTACGGCGGCTAACTTTGCTGTGTTGAATCCGATTGATTCGGGTTCAAGCCTTACTATTGCAGACGGCAATTTAAAAGCAGACACAACTGCAAGCGCATGGCGTTTGGTTAGATCAAGTATTGCAGTCACAAGTGGGAAATGGTATTGGGAAGTAACTTGCGTAGATTCTGCCGGATCGTCTAAAGCTCTTGGCGTGTGTACTAACGCAACGTCTCTCACAAGTAGTCCCGGGGCAAACAATACAAGCTGCGGATATGGTAACAATGGTACGTTCTACTACAACGGTACAAGCACATCATTAGGCGCAGGATATACAGGCGGCGATGTAATGGGCGTAGCATTTGATGCAGACGCAAATACGATTACCTATTATCGAAATGGCACAGTAGTTAACAGCGGAGGTACGGCTACAGGCGTTACCACTAGCCCGTACTTTATCGCCACGTTTAACGCATACGGAACATTACAAGCCAACTTCGGTCAACGCCCATTTGCCTACACGCCCCCCACAGGCTATGTAGCTCTGAACACATACAATTTGCCGACAAGCACTATCGTCAAGGGCAATACGGTGATGGATGCTACGTTGTGGACGGGCGATGGAACAGCAAAGACTATCGTTAACGCAGCCCCATTTAAGCCAGACTTTGTGTGGATTAAGCAAAGAAGCGGCACAGCGAGTCATGTGCTGACTGATTCGGTTCGTGGTGCAGGGTATACGCTTCAATCAAACGGTACAGATGCTGAAATTTATTTCACAACTGTTTTGACTTCATTTAACAACAATGGATTTTCAGTAGGGGCATCTGGAAATACAGGTGCAAACGGTGCAACCTACGTTGGCTGGCAATGGCAAGCAGGACAAGGCACAACATCTACTAACACAAGCGGCACAATCACATCGACTGTGAGCGTGAACGCTAGTGCTGGGTTTAGTGTGGTGACGTATACGGGTAATGGAAACGCATCTGCCACAGTAGGACATGGACTTGGCGTAAAACCATCTATGATTATTGTAAAAGAAAGAAGCACAAACGTATCAGGGTGGAATAACTGGATTGTTTATCATTCCTCGATTGGCGCTACTGGAAATTTATATCTTAATTTAAGTAATGTAACAAACACTAGTTCTTACGCATGGAATAATACTGAGCCTACATCAAGCGTATTTACTATCGCTTACGCCTCTGGTGCAGGACTTAACTATACGAGCAATTATGTCGCATATTGCTTTGCCCCCATAGCAGGATACAGCGCATTTGGTAGCTACACGGGGAATGGCTCGGCTGATGGGCCGTTTGTGTACACGGGCTTTAGACCTAAGTTTATTTTATTTAAAGCAAGTAATAATTCTACAAATTGGGTTATTTTGGATACTGCTCGAGACACATATAATGTTGCCGGAAATTATTTATACCCAAATACCAGCGGCGCAGAAGGCAACGTTTCCATTTTTGACATAGTATCTAACGGTTTCAAAGTTAGAACGGCACTTGGCGGGATTAACAGCTCGAGTGACAATATTATCTATGCGGCATTTGCCGAAACACCAACGAAATTTGCTTTGGCAAGGTGACATATGGCACGACCAAGAATTGACAGTAAGCAAAAGTTTTGGTCTAAGACTGATAAGCGTTCGGATAACGAGTGCTGGTTATTTTTGGGCGCAAAAGATAAAGACGGATACGGTCAATTTTGGGATGGCGATATTCAAGTTATGAGCAGAGCGCATCAATTTTCAGCAAAAATACATCTTGGTGAAAAACCAAAAGATGCGTGTGTTTGTCATTCGTGTGACACTCCATTGTGCGTTAACCCAAAACATTTGTTTTATGGTACTGCCTTAGACAATCAGAATGATAAAGTTGCAAAGAACCGTCACGCCAAAGGCGAGCAACAAGGTCATAGCAAATTGACTGAAGCGCAAATTGCCGAAATACGCTCACGGGCAAACGAAAGTTATCGGACGTTATGCCAAGAATTTAACCTAGTACCATCTACCGTATACAGGATTTGGCGCAACCAATCTTGGAAACATATTTAGCGAGGTAATAATGTTTGCAATCGTAAAAAATAACCAATTTGTTAAGTTTCTCCCTGAAAACACAGCGTTTGATCTAGACGGTACTCAATACCCGCAGAATTGGCTCAACCTTTCCACGCCACAGGAAAAGGCAAAACTAGGTATTGTGGACGTTATCTACGGTCAGCGTGCAGACGATAAGTATTATTGGGTATCGGAAGACGCTCCTGTCGTTGCAGACGGTGTGGTAAAGGTTAACTATACCGCCACGCCAAAAGACCTAGCAGAGTGCTTAAAACAGGCTGTAATCGCAGTAAATGCACAAGCCTATAGTCTGCTATTGCCTAGCGATTGGATGGCTGTAAAGGCGTTTGAAACGGGTGTTGCTGTAGCCGCTGATTGGTCGGCATGGCGACAGCAGATTCGTGACCAAGCTGCTAACCAAGTAACTGCTATCAATGCTTGCACAACTGTAGACGAATTAGCTGCTCTACCTAGCGTAGAGTGGGCGCATGATCCTAATTATGTTGCTCCCGTAGTTAATCCTGTTTAACAAAACTGTGTTATAAATACCCGCTACGGCGGGTTTTTCTTGCGAGCGCAACATGGAAAAAGATGTTACACATAGAGAGATATACGACCGTCTGGTAGCTGTAGAAGTAAAAGTAGATAGGTTAAACGATAGTACCGCAGAAGTTGTAAGCGCCTTTGGAGCAGCTAAGGGTGCGTTTCAAGTTCTCGACTGGATCGCCAAGATTGCTAAACCTATCCTATGGGTAGCAGGATTGGGGACTCTAATTATTGCGGCATACGAGCGTTTTAAACCTCACTAGGAAACTCAATGAAAAGTCCCAAACTTGTGATAGTGCAATGGGTGGACGCATACCACCTAGACGGGTGGATGTTTGGTGAAAACACAGAAATTACCGCAGAGCCTTGTTGGTCTACAGGCTTTTTGGTTAAGCAGAATAAGAAAGGCGTAATGCTTGCACAAACTTGGTTTCCCGAGGATTGCGCCAACCTTATTTTCATTCCAAAAGGAATGATAGAAAAGATTACCGAGCTAGGTAATCTAAAAACCTAAGAGGTTTAAATGGCAAGTCCTCCATTAAGTGATAGTCTAGCAATAGAAGCATGGAACGCATTTATAGATTCAGGTACAAAACAAGCAGCGGCAGATAGCTTGGGTATTCCTGTAACAACTTTAAACCATAGGATTCAGGCTTATAAACTCCGATTTGGGGATAATGTCCCAACAAAGCGAGAGTTTACTGTTGCAGACATACCGGACGATGACATAGACATAGAGGAATTGGTCGAGCATCGAATAAAACAGTTTGACAAGAAAAAGAAGCACCAAGAAGCTACCAAGCTAATTCCTGTCAAAATCCACATACCAGGCGTAATCGGGATACTCCACTTTGGAGACCCTCATGTAGACGATGACGGTACGGACTTGATGGCTATTCGTGCCCACGGTGATTTAACGCACCAAGAGGGCATTTGGGGCGCTAACGTAGGCGATACCACAAATAACTGGGTAGGCAGACTAGCTCGTTTGTATGCCAATCAAAGCACTTCCGCAGATCAGGCGTGGAAACTAGCAGAATGGTTTATTAAACGTACTCGATGGCTCTACATGATTGGTGGAAACCATGACGCATGGTCAGGCTCTAGCGACCCGATTAAGTGGATTTCACGACAATCTAATACCCTATATCAGTCTAGCGAGTGTCGGGTAGGTCTACGCTTTCCTAACAAGCGGGAAATTATTGTAAATGCTCGGCACGATTTTGCCGGACACTCACAATGGAATCCCGCACACGGTCAGATGAAAGCCGCACAAATGGGTCAGCGTGACCACATTATGATCTCAGGGCATAAACATACCTCAGGCTACGGTGTCCTAAAAGACCCGTCCACAGGTAAAGTCTGCCATGCTATCCAAGTAGCCTCGTACAAGATTTACGACAGCTACGCTAAAGAGCGTGGGTTTAGGGATCAATCTCTCTCTCCCGCTTGTATGACAGTTATTAACCCTGATCTACCCCAAGACCACCCAGATATGGTTAAAGTATTTTGGTGTCCGTTTGAGGGCGCAGACTTTGTTAAATGGAAGCGTAAGAAAAAATGAGTTTTGACATAGCGGTCGAGCGCGTTCTAGGGCATGAGGGCGGTTATGCCAACCTAGAGCACGACAGAGGCGGTGAGACAAACTGGGGCGTGACTATTGCTACGGCTCGGGCTAATGGCTTTCATGGTGACATGAAAACTATGAATCGGAACGAAGCGATAGTTATTTACAAACGTGCGTTTTGGGATGCTAACCGTTGCGGCGAGATGCCATTCCCTATTGCCTTCCAAGTTTTTGATGGCTGTGTGAATCACGGGGCAGGATATGCCGCTAAATGGCTTCAGGAGGCTGTAGGAGCCGTTGTAGACGGTTCTATAGGTAATGAGACCATTTCCAAAACAAACGCCTCTAATGTCGTTAAAACCGTTTGCGACATGATGGCAGAAAGATTGGCGTTTTACACTATTTGTACGGAATGGCCTCATTTCGGCAAAGGCTGGATTAACAGGATGGCAGGAAATGCAAGATACGCAGGAATCGACCTTGCCGGATACCGATAGGTGGAAGAATAGACGCAAGATGGCGTGGCTATCTATGTTGGGTGGACTGTTCTTTCCCTTGCTGATCTTGGCTACTGAGTCCTCTACATTAGGACAGATTGCTCTACCGTTCTATGGATTCGTAGGGGCGGTGGTAGCGGCTTATATAGGGTTTGCTACATACGATGACATACATATTAAACCTGCTAACAAACCTTAACTCTACAGTCGTGGCTGTTGTCCTGGCGTTTGGTCTAGGCTCTGCGTCTGGTTGGTATCTGACCGCTGAGTACAAGAATAATAAACACGAGGCTATTGTCGGCAAAATGCAAAACGAGGCTAATATTGCATTGCGTCAAGCTGTGGATAAGTTGATTGAGACTGAAAGACAAAACGCTAAACTAGCGCAGGATATAGAGGTAAGCCATGTTGAAAACAAAAAGAAGCTCGATGATCTATTTGCTGACAATCTGCGGCTTGCTAGTGAGTATTCAGGGCTGTACGACCGCTACGCCTCCAATAGTTGCTCCGTGTCCGGCAAACCCGATACCTCCGGCAATTCTGCTAACGCCTCCTCCGGCGCAAGACTTTCAGATCAGGCTTCGGGATTTCTTCTTAACGAGTCCCGCAGGGCAGACGAGGCAGCCGCTTATGCAACCGCCTGTTACGAGTGGGTCAAGAAACTAAAGTAGTCCTGTTAGACAGCGCTTGTATCTTTTGCCACTTGGCGATTACTTGCGGGTCTTCGCTCGCAGGAATCCATCCTAGCTCACGCCAACGCTTGGTAATACAAGTTCCTACAGGTGTGTAAACAAACTCAGGGTTTAGTAGTTTCGCTTCCATCGTGCTCTCCTAGTTTCTTAGACAATCTGCGGTGTGCTTCGTCTAAGTTGTTTGTAAACCTTTTTGGTGACATCCGTACAAAGTGGCTTACATGGTTGATATTGTGGTACGGAAAACTAATATATCGTGCTTTTATAACAGTACGCAAATCCTCTCTCAGACTGCATACAGCGGTCTCGACCACTTGAGCATCTAGCTCGTCTAGTTCTACCTTATCCTCCGGCTCTTCGTCCCATACAGCACCTGCTACGGGAACATAATGCCGTTCAGCGGATCGGCAATGCGTATCGGGCTGTGGCCCTGTGGGTTTCTGCATAACAAATGACCAGTTAACCAGACGATCACGCAAACTCATACTTTTATCTTCCCGTTTAGAAACAGCCAAGCAATAGTTCGTTGGTGTGCATTTTGCCACAATTGTTTACGTTCGTCTTTGCTCATAGTTTTGCCTTGGTCTAAAGCCGAGTGGCATCTAAAACAAAGTGCAGCTATCTTAAAGTCGTGCGCTTTAATGCCCATGCCTTTACCATCTTCCGACCAATTGCTATGTGCAGCCACAACAGTCCCGTCTTCTACCCCGCAATGCTGACACGGTGATTCTCGCACAACCTCAAGTAGCTTTTTGTTTCGATAGTTGCCAGGCACGATAGACTGCTCCCTCTAATTTATCTGCGGCTTGATTGCCACGTTTTACTCTTATACGCCCAAGATAAGCGTTTCTAGCTTTCTTATCTTTCAGACTTAAAACATGGCGAGCCTCACACTCTAACCTCCAAGCCTCGGAATTCTTGTCTACAGGTGTGTCATCCATTCCGCTGCAATATCCCTGCGTGGTATGAATTTTTTAGGTTTGAAATACTCTTGCTTTGCTGCTTTGCGTTTAAGTGTTGCTTCTTTTCTATCAGGCTTGGGGGCGTCAATCTCTTTACCTAACGAGTAAACAGCTCTAAATACATTCCTTTTATCAGGCTTCCACTCTGCGATATACACAACATTTTCTGTTTGCATCATCCGCAGATAGTAGGATGCCATGCCTTTAGACAACCCAGTATGCTTGCACAATAGCTCTGAGTTAACCTTGCCGTATGTGGATAACACGGACAAGACAGAGTTATAAGTTGGGTTTTTTACAGGCATACAGTCGAGCATCCGGCAGGTGTGCAGCAGGTGGTGCATACGGTTACTTTAGGGCCGTTTACAAAGGTAGACGAAAAGCACCTAGCATAAGTTGTTGTGCTGGATACTATCAGTAAGATTGCTAAAGCTGTCTTCATTATTGCTCCTTGTTGGTGTGATAAAACTCCATTACTTTCTCTATGTAGTCTGAAAATTCTTGTTTGGTTAACTCTGCGGTACTAGGTTCTGCTTCTATTATGTGCCCATAGGGTAGTTCGATGATGCGCCCAGGCAGGAAGCGCTCCTTGAAATACTTATGCCAAACCATAGGTAAATACTGCTTACCGTCTATTTTTACCCTGTCCGATATGTCGTGGACTGTAGCCCAATACAGAGCGTTTTGATCCCGTGTCCTACTGGGTTCTCGTATTTCCACTACCCAACCATCGGGGGAAATGTCTATAATGTGCTTAACCCTAGACCTGTCTGCGGTAAGGGTAAACTTTACTCTCTCCATTTCGCCTTACCCACAAGTTCGCCATCTACCACAATGAATCTGGCCAAAGGTTTTTCGCATCTATGCTGCTTAACCATTTTTTGATGGTACTCTGGCGTACAGTCTGAGCATATCCACGAGCCGCCTGGGTGCGCTATCCTAGCCGCTGATCTCCACAGCTTAAACTGCTCGTCTGAATCAAAACACGCTGGTCTAATCATCTGTCTCGCCTAACGCTACGGCAATCTCTGAAAACAAGTCTTGTGGGTACTCTAGTTCAAATTCATCACACAGAATAACGATGAAGTCCCTACACCCGTCTAACAACTCTTGTAGATATTGAACATTCATCGCAGCTTATCTCCCTTTTGGCATCTATCATTAAATTCACACTCTCGTGGGCTAATACATGATACGCATACATTGTCATCATATAGAGCAGATTGCAATATGCTGATAGCTGCCTTTATGTCTAGTTTGTTTCCTAGTTGTAAAAATTCCAATGCTGCTTTTACCTTGTCTGTTTTGTCCACGATTCTTCCTCCGTGTAGGTTTCAATTAACTTATCTAAATAATGCCTAGCTTTTTGTAAATCTTCTACCCCGTGTTTACCCTTATATCGGGTAACGTACTTTATTATATTGCCCTCAAGATAGTTTAGGTTATGCGAGATTATGTAATCCCAAGGCTGAATCTTGTTTCGGTAATGTGTGCCGCCTACCTGCACATCGTTAGCTACACTTGGGTAATCAATACTAGGCACTCTAACCTCCTTGCATCCTGTTAAATCGTCCGGTTCGTGTCGGGTGAATACGTTGTCAGGTGTTAGCCAACCTACTAGGCGTGGCTCGTATGGGCACTCTATACAGCTACAGAACCCTGATCCGCAATTCTGTGGCCTAGTCATGTGTTCTTCTCCTTGAGTTTGGCTTCGATAGAACGTACCACTCGCAGATATAGCGTACTAATACACCAACCATAATCTACAAAAATATAATCAATCTCCTCATCCGTCAGCCCGACCCATTCACGCTTGGAACGGTCAGGTTCTTTAAACATCGGCTCACGCTTTTCGAACAACGACAACGCAATCTCCAGCCCGTTGTACAAGCCACACATATACGGGTCAATGTCATAACAACCTTTTGACCCTTGCACCTTATGTAAGTCACGCAACTGTTTCAACGCAATAGGCTCTAAGTTCTCTACTGGTTCGCTAATACGTTCCTTGACAGGTTCGCTAATGGGTTTAAACGCTCCCGCTGGCAATCCACGTTTGACGCTGACAATCTTTGCGTTATCGCCAAATCTGCTTTTTACATATTCCTTATCATCCCACCAATTATTTGGCTCTTGCTTTGGCTGTGCGATGGCGACTATTTCATTTTTGCCATGCGTAATGCTCCAAATATAGTCACGATAGGCTTGCAAAGACTCCATCCCAGTGTCCCACCATTTGCTAACAACAGACAAATCTTTAGTATCCAGTAATAGACACTCAAGCTCCAATGCCATGCGTCCTGCGACAGACATAAGGTTGTGCAATTCTTGTTTGCAGAACGATTCTGCAGAATCTGCCGAACGTGTTGCAGAATCTGATGTGTTATCAGGCTGTGCAAGTGCTTGGCGTAGGGCTTCGATTACATCCCAAGGAGAATATTTGTTCTCTCCACCTGTGGAATATTCAGATAGCATTGCATCCAACGCCATCGATGCTGCTTTGCGTAGGTCGGTCACGATGCAAGCCTCCATAAACCAATCTGGCTAAACGCATAACCTGCCCAGACCATTCCGGTAGATACATTCCCTTTATAGAATTGCTCTACAGATACCCATAGGTAGGCAACTCCGGTTGCTGCAATTAGCCAATGGCTCATTTCTTTTCCTTTTTGCTATACGGTGATACGTTTTTACGTTGAGCACAGAGCGTACATCTCCACCTCTTAACATTGTTGCGGACGATGTACTCTCCGTCTTCTGCTCTCCTATACATATTGCAATTGCTACAGAATTTTTCCATCTAAAAAGGTGCTGAATCCTCTTCGTCCATAATATTTGACTGTTTCTTTTGTCGTGGCTGCTCGTCCTTTGCTTTAGGCTCAAACAAGCTAAACCAACCATCTGACCCTACTGGGACTGCTTCTAGCTTGAGTGCTAATCCTCCGGTCTTAGTATTCATAACAATGCCGCACTTCATCCAGCGGCGCTTCTCGTCACCATTCTTATCTGTGTACGATCCGGTACTAGCCATTACTTCGTAAGCGATACTCATTTCATTTTTTCCTTTAAGCCGTTAACGGCGCTATTTACTTCGTTTAAAAACTTAACTACTCGTGCTTCCAACTTCTTGATATACTCGTCATCCCTCTTTAAGCGGACAATTAGTATTTGTAAACCATCCGGCAGTCGTGGGTCAAAGCTGACAAAATCGCACCATTTCCGACCTGTAACTGCTAGTTGGCATTGAATCTGCGGGATGTACTTTGTAGGTACTTTGTCCTGCATAACGTAATCTATATGGGTAGCTGTGTTGGGACACTTAATCTCAATCAGGCCATCATCTCCTACCAAACCGTCCGGCGAGCACCCAAAGTTAGCAATGTTAGGATGGTCTACAAAAGCTATCTGGTCTACAAAGTTACCAGTCTTAACCTCGTACTCTGCTCGTGCAATAGGCTCTTGGTCAACTCCCCATTGCATAGCGGCATTGGTAAACGACTCGGTTTTATTACCTGTCAGGCGCTCTACCACCAAGTCCGCTAGGTAATTCTTGTAACCCGCTGTTGTAATGGATGACATTACATCCGCTACCTTGGAGGCTGTAACCTTACCAGCACGCAAGGCGAGCCACTCAGGACTGCCTTGCTCAATCATTCTGCCACCTTTGCTAGTAATTCTGCTTTACGAGCGTCTTTAGCTGCGTTGATCTTTGCAAATGCCTCTGTATCGCCTTTAAAGAGCTTTACAGCGCTTGAAAAGTGCGCCTTGAGTGAATCTAAGTCTGCGGCTGATTCGATTGCCTTAACAGCTACATCTACGTCTGCGCCTGGTGAGCTATCAATAGCATCGTGCTCAACAATCTCCATAGCTGTAACCCACAGGTATCTACGGATGTAGGTTTGCACAGCGCCTAGATTCTGTACCTCGTGGCAACCCTTGAGTGCAGCGGTTGACATAGGGCTAGTTATCTCAATTTTGCTATTATCTTCCGTGTCAATAATAGTGAGCGTAGCCATGTCTTGCGTGTAGCTGATAACGCCACACAGATTAAGGTCAGCAAATATCTTTTGAATAGCGGGGATAAAGTCACCAAGTTCAAAGTATTTGTATCCCGCAAACTTGTTATGACCGGACTTTGTAAGAGCCGTGTGTTGCAGAATTAACCTAGCTTCCATTAGTTTGTTGTAAACGCTCATTTTGCCACCTTGTAGATATGTGCTTCGATCTTGTCTAACATCTCGCCAATTGCAGGATCAGGACTGTAGTAAGCCTCGCTGATCGTCTTGAGCAAGTCCATTACGAAATACTTGTCGCTCATGTGTTCAGCCCAGAATTCTGCGTCACGGATCGGATACTTACCGTCCGAGAACGCTTGGACAATGCGAACGTTGGTTTCTAGGTTCATAGCAGCTCCAACACAAAAAGTGCGCCAAATGCAAAGGCGGCAATTGCGTAGAGTGCTGCATCGTAAAGTTCTATTGTTTTCATGTTTAGCTCCTTGGTTAAGGTGATGTAACTGTAAATCTGTGGTTTTTATGTGTATATAGGGACTTTCCCTAATAGACTTTTCTGCAAAACTAGAATTCAAACTCCTTCATTTGGTATATGCCGTTAGAACCCTTGAACCATCCTTGGACAAGCACACGCCACCCTGAGCTCAGCATCTCAGGTAAAGCTTACCTTGCCTCT